TCCAAGATTTTTACCAGTTGCCAAATCAAAAAGATATATATCAAATATCTGATGTATTGCCCATTTTGATGGTATTGCCATTATGTGTACCTCCTATTTAAATAAATCTATTTTATCCATATTTATTGGATTTTTTGTTGTATCAATATTTCCTGTATATAAACCTAACATCATATTTTCACGATGGTCATTTGTTGAAATTTTATCCAATGCATCAAAAAATTGATACATAGACAATTTCCATATGTTGTCATATGTATACGATGAAAACTTAGACCAAACGATTGTGCTTATATACCTTTTTAAAATTGAAGTTTCTTTTTTATTTTTTTTTCTTTTTGCTTTTTTAAATTCTCTTTCTAAAATAAATTTTTGTGTTTTTACATCACCAGGATTATAATCTTTTTCATTGCTCATCATATTAATATCTCTTATTAACTGAGATATTTGATAATATACTAATTTATCTATTATTATTTTTCTTTTATAATCATGCAATATAAATTGATTATTATCTTTATTGAAATCTATTTGAAAATTATAATCACCAATAATCCATTTCCAATTATCACCATATGTTTCACTTTGAAATAATCCTAAAAACAACTCATAATCATCAACATCAGTATATAATTTGCCAGACTCATAGAGCATTAATCGTAAATCATATGGTTTATTAGCAAATAACCCAATTGCATTATAGTAATTATCCTCACCATAATCACAAACTTCTTGCAAAGTTGGATGTTTCACAAATATTCCATTGATTTCGATATATCCTCCCATAAGTAAATCTAATTTGCTTATTCTAAAATCATTCACCATATTAACACCTAGTGTTAGAATCTTGACCTAATGCATACGTTAAATGATAACCATAAAAATAATCAGAGTATTTATTACATGACCAATCAACAAAAAACATATTATTTGTTGATAAATCTTTATAATATTGATTATTAAACATTCTATCTATTTCAGCCGATATTTTTAATGGTCTAATTCCTTCATTTATCAACCATATATCGAGATGACAAATTATATCAAAACATAAAAAAGTCTTTTTAAATCCTGAATTTTTTTGATATGGTTGTGCTGACATAAAGTAAATATTTAAATAACTTTTTTTAGATTCTTTTGCATCGGGATCTTTTGGCAAAGGAAATACATTTAATAACAATAGTGATGTTGTGTTTGTTATGGTGGGCTGAGATGATGGATCTTTTTCATTATAATATAAATATTTACATAAATTTTGATTATTAAATATCTCATCTAAAGCAACATTAATCCCAACATCAAGTGATTCAAAATAAGCCATTTACCAAAACCCCCTCAAATCAATTGTAAATGTTTTAAATGATTTATCTTTCATATCTGTACATCTAATTGTAATAGTTCCATTCTTTTTTATATTTTCTATAGTAAAATGATTTCCATCTATTATAGTAAGTCTGTAAAACTCAGTTGTAATATCTAATACTTGCAATTGTACCAGCTCTTCTACAATCACAGAAAAAGTATCACTTTGTTGAATATTATCAATATATTTATAAACAGAAAATGATACAGTTCGACCTTGTAATATATACTCAATATTTGGTAATACAACAATTTCACCCTCACTAGGAATTGATCCAGATGTCGATGTTATTGTTATCTCATCATATATTTCTTCATTATCTTCCATTGATACTAATATAGTTGAAGAACCCTCTGATAAAAGCTCTATATTACCATCATTGTCAATTGATACAACACTATCATCACTACTTGACCATATAATAGATTTTGATACAACGATACCATCAAGTTTAACAGTTGCACTCAAAGTTGTAGTATATCCAATATTCTGAGTAAATGAACTATCACCTATTTCTATTGTATAATTATACGTTTCTGTATTTGCAATATTATTATCGAAATCATCGTCATATCCACTTCCATCTTTTCTCATTGTAAACACTAATAATCCATCATCTACAAAATCTTTCATTGAATTTATTTTGTACACTTGGCTATCAAATACAAATCTATTATTAATATCTATTAAAGATGTATCGTTATTGTTTTGAACAACAACAATGATTTGTCCTTCAGCTATTATAATTTCTTTAAATAAAGCAAGTTCCGTTTCCGTCATTTTATCATAAATAAAACATGGATATGATATTTCATTTTTATTACTATCGAACCAATTTAAACTGTTGTTACAATATGCTATTGTATAATATGCATTATATTTAAATGTTAAATCACTCGCTAATATTAACCAATCAGTAGACATATCTCCAAATTCCCAAGTAGAATAATCTCCAGTATTAAATACAAAATCATCATATGGATAAACTAACATTCTTTTCATTTTATTTGATTTTTTATGTGTATCTACCTCATGTATTTGTATTTTATATGTTGTCTCACCAAAATTCTTAACACATGTTTTATAATTAGGATATTTTTCAAAGTTATTTATTAAAAAATTTGTATATGAATTTTCTCTGTTTTGTTTATCATTACTATTTTTTATTATTCTCCAATTATTTTTATTAGCCATATTAATACCAATCTGGATCGCCAACAAGATTGTCTAAATCATCGGGATCACTTCTAAATGAGTATCTTACAATCATCTGATGTATTTTAAGATATTTGTCTTGTTTCTCTTGTGAAAGTACTTTATTATGATTTGCTTGAGAGTGAATTCCAAGATTTGTTCCATAAACCATTTGATCTAGTTGAACTGACCTATTTATTTTAGATTCTATATATGGAATAGTCATAGCTTCAGAAAGTATTCTTTTCTCATTAATAGTTAAATCAACAAGAAATGAGCCTTCAATATATGCACCAATATATATATCATCATTTAATACTGGAGTAGAACTAAAAGTAATAGTATTTAAAACAGAGTCAAAAGTATAATTTGTAGTTTCTACATCATTTATTGAAACATATAACTCACATAGTGCTGGCGGCGTTGGACTTAAAGTATATTGAATAGTACTACCATCACCCGTAAAATTATATGTTTCTTGAGTAAAAGCTGTGTGATTTTCGATATCAACATTACATACATCTACAAATTCAGCAATGGCAAATAATAGATATTGATATGCTGTAAAATAATATAGGTTATTAGGCAAGCTATTCAAATTATCGTCATTTGTTATCGCTTCATTTAAATCGTAGATATCAGAAAATGTAGTAGCTATAATTACCACCACCAGTTATTATTTCTTATTTTTGGATATATTGTTCTTTTATTTTTGCTATTGATCTATAATCAGATATTATGTTTGTAGTTCCCTCTATATGTTCATTTCCCTCTACCTCAAAGAATTTATTTAATAAATCTATACTTTCAGAAGAAAATCTATGACCATCATTTTGTAACTTCGCAATATTTAATAATAAATAATATTCAACATTTTTATTTGTTTTATTTTGCGTTATTAATGATAGTATTCTTTTAATTTCGTTATCATCTTTTTCCATAAACTCAATAATATTTTCTTTTGATAATATTAATATTGGTTTATCTATACCGAAAAATTCATACCATTTCTCATTTTCAAAATAAATTAATCCACTTGAAAAAAGTTGAGCATTTCTTGGTCTTAATAATGCATCTTGACAATCTAAAATCTTAATCTTAACTTTATCACCATAATGTTTTAAGATATATTCTTTATTTTCATTAATAAAAATAGTCTCAAGATTATTCATTACAGATATAACTGTTATCATTTCACTTTTAGAATCCTCTTGTTTTTCTGGTGATTTAGATGATGATGACATAAATTGAATCATCATTTGTTGTAATTGATTCACTGTATCTTCTATATTGTTAATTTTACTATCTTTATTTTTCAATTCCTCTATTAAATCTTCTTTTTTCATTCTATTATAATTCATAATATCTGCTTATTCTCCCTTCTAAAATTAAAAGAGGTAGAATCATTCTACCTCATATATGTTTTTTTATACTAAGCTACTACTATAATTCCGTATGAAGCTTGAGTTGCTAAAGCAGCTTTCCAACTGTCGATAACAGTATAACTTCTTGAGAATAATGATGTGTCAGTTCCATCTTTAACTATATATCTCATACCATCTTCTCTTACTAATTTAACTGGCTTATCTCCAACATCAGATACTAATAAAATTCTATTAGTAGGAACTTTAGTTGTAAATAAAGCACTATTTGAATCAACAACTTGATTAATAACTACAAAAGGAGTTCCATAAACATTTCCAAGAAAACCAGTTTTATTGATTTCATCTTGAGTCTGGAAACCAGTTGTAACGCCATTTGTCATATTAACAAATGCTAATCTTGAACCATAAGCTCTTACATTAGCACTATTTGTAGCAGCTAATTGATCTACAACAGTTACATAAGTAGTTTTGCTGAAACTAGCTTGATAGAATGGAGTTGAAGAAACGTTAGCTACTGTAAATATAATATCAATTATATCATTGTACATAGCTTTTCTTAAACTCATTGCAAGTTTAGCAATTTGTTTACCAAAATCATAATCTAATGCCGAAGCTTGTTCGATTTCCATAGTTATTTTAGCTGATTTTCTTCTAGGTGTTACATAAATAGAAGATTTGAATTGTTTCTGAGCATCAGATACATTATTTTCCCAGCCATGGTCTTGGATTTTCCACAATGCTTTTGATTCTATTTGGAATGCTTTTGAATCACCTAATCCAACATTGGATACATTTGCTAATTGAAGAGCTTCTTCAACTTCATTATCTGAATTGATACCAATGAGTATCTCAGATTGAATTGCGAAGAACTTATGAGCAAAGAATGGGTCTGAAAACATTCTTACTACATTTGCTCTATTATTAACATCTAAACCTAAATTAGCTGAAGGAGAACCTTCTAAGCAATATTGATATAGTTTGTTTACAAATTCTTTATTTGCCTCTTGGTAGTTTAAAGCAATACCAGAAGTACTTCTCAAATCTACTGCATATTTAGTAGACAATGAGTCTTCTTTGTAAAGTGAATTCATTGCAAATTTTGATAAACTTGTACCAGCTTCAACAAGAGCTGTGAATTTATTATCAACATTATTAACTGAATATTTTTTAAATTCGAAATTCATTATATATTATCCTCCTTCCTTACGCTTTTATACATTTAATATACGCACCATCTATAAAGCCAGCACCAAACTGACCACCATTAGGTGTCGAATGTAATTTCTCAACATAAAATACAACTTTTTCAGTTGAATATGAACTTGCAGTTGCTAACTGATAGTCTGCATTTTGACCAATTAGATATACTCCAGCAACCAAAGCAACTGAATCAGTATTATCTAAACAATCTTCAGATATAAAAAATCTTTCATTAACTTCTGGAATAGCAACAGTTATTGTTTGTTCAGGATAATATGTAAATGTTGAAGGATCAGCGTTTCCACTTATTCTTCTTCCATCTGATAATTCCTCAACCCCTTGATTAATTACAAGACCAAATCCATCAGTAGTAACATCTGCGATTGGAGTAGCAGCATAAACCTCTATATTGTCAGAAGCACTATCTAATGTGTTTAAAAATATTGCGTCTCCTTGCGAAAATGATTGACCAGTAGCAATTTTTACTTTTCTTATTTGCCTTGGTAATACATCATTAGCAAGATAACATAATTTATTAGCCATTTTTTTACCTCACTTTTCTTAAAAATCTATGAAAGTTTTACTTTCTTTTTTAATATTATTATTAATAACTGGTACTACAATCATACCTAAATCATCTTTTTTTGAAAATTTAGCATTACTAGAAATTTTTGTTAACATGAATTTATTAAACATATTTTCATAATCAGTAAAATTAGAATATTTTTCTAACTCACTTAATAGATTGTTTTTTTCTTCACTATTAACAAAATCAGAATACTTGTTTAACCATTCGTTAACTGTAACTTTATTTTTTTCAATAGCATATTTTTTATTTTCTTCTTCTAATTTAGCCATTTTTTCTTTTAGCTCTTTATTTTCATTTTCTAAATCAGCCATTTTCTTTTCATTTTCTAAATCAGCAATTTTCTTTTCATTTTCTACACTGTTTTTTTCTTCAGGCTTATTTTTAGGTTTTTCTTCTTCTTTTGGTTCTTCTTCAATTTTTTCTTGTTCAGCATAATTTACAGATATTTTATCTCCATCAACTGAATACGTAGCTTTAAATTTTCCAGAATCATTAGAATAATATACATATTTTTCATCACAACTAACATATTTATTACAAGCGTTTTCTTCTTTTAATATTTTAGCCATTTTTGATGCTTCTATCATAGTACTCTCCTTTCCATTAGGTTTATCAAGCTTATCTAACTCTAATTCATTTCTATGTTTATTAATATGAGACATAGCTTTTTGATATTCATCAGGTGATATCTCGTTTTGAGACTTCATTTGATTTAATCTAGAACTAGCAGCTTTTATACCAGCAATATTTATAACTAATTTATCTCCACTTAATGTATGGTGAGGGTACTTTAAGTTTGAAGATGGTGATTCTTTATAATTATTACCAATAATTAAATAAGCTTCATTTAATAAGGATTTTGAATTTTGAGATTTTAATAATCTCTCATATAATTTAGAACCTGGATTACTCCATGTACCAGAATTTATCGCAGATTCTTTAGAATTATCAATTGTTATTGTTTCATTAGCATATAATTTTATCTTATCATTACACCAATCGATTACTTTGTTACTTTTTGTTAATTTTGAAAGTTTTTCAATATCTTTAATTGAGATATCTTCATTTGATACAATATTACTATAAAAATATTTTAATGCTGGATTTTTAACTTTATTATTTATATCTTTAATATCATTTAATATTTCAGATATACTAATTTTTGTTGATAAATTATAATATTTATTATTCAATTCTTTTATTTCCGATGTATCTAATGAGTATTTTGACAAAACAACTTTTGCATTCTTAATCGCAGGTTTAAACTTATCACCAAGAAGACATATTCCTTCATATCTATATTTGTCAATATTATAGTATCCATCTTCTCTTTCGGAGTATTCTAATATATCAATTTCCATAGATATGTCAATTTTTTCTTTATTCTTTATTTTACCTATCATATCATTATTAATATATTTTTTCCATATTACTAATGTTGCTTTTTGCCAAATCTCGCCATCTTTTTCTAATATTGTAGCATTGTTAGATTCTGGTATATTTCCAATTGCTCTTAATTCGTCTAAATCATAATCATTTCTCGCATGTTCTTTAAAATCATTTTCAAATTTATTCCACACACACAAAATTGGTTTATTTGGAAGAGAACTTTGAGCATCTAATATAGATTCTTTAGAAAAATAAGTACCATGAGCACTCATACCAACTTTAACTATGTCAGCTTCCATAATTATCAAATCATCATCATCTAAAATAGAATAATTTTCAATTGAATAATTTGTAGCTAATCTATTCAACAACTTCACCTCCCTCTCTTTTTGGGAAAGCAAATGTTCCAGATAATTTATTATTTCTCCATTCATTTAATAAATCATTAAATTTTACAGTTCTTAAAAATACAAAAAAGTATTTTTTTGCCTTTTTATCATATTCTTTTTTTATATAATAAAGATTATTATTTTTTAAAAACTTACAAAATGGTCTGGAGTAACAAGGAAAAATATCCTCTTTTTTTAATGTTTTCCAATTTAACACATTCATAATTTTATCTCTAACTCAAAGATTTATCAAACAATTGTAATAGAGCTACATTTCCACCGATATTTATGATTTCATCATTTAACGTGTTTACTTTTTCTATTTCCTCTGTTTGTTCTCTAAGCATTGTTGAAAGAAGAAAATCTGTTATGATACCAGACTCTTCATAACTTTGACCCAACATTTCATTTATCATCTTTGTTGTTTCTATCTCTCTTTGTAATGCTAATTCTACAAAATTAGTCAAAGTAATTGTTTGCACGTTTAAAGGAAACTGAATTAAATCAATCTCTATGTTTAATTTTTCAAGAAAATCTTGTAGCCACCAACTATGATCAACTTTATCTTCAGAATTTTTTTTAAATCTTGATGCTAAATTTGAAAATCCTTTAACGGATAGAAAGTTTGATATTTTTCTATATATCACTGAATTATTTAACTCATGTGCTATTTGTCTCATAAATAATGATTTCATTTTATCTGACATTAACATTATGTATTATCACCACTTTTATACTTTATTTGTTTTATTTGCATCATAATCTCTTTGTTCTGCACCACCTTGAGTTAGTTCTGCCTCATTCTTCTTCTGTCCACCTTGATCTTTACTCTCATCACCAGTAAAGCCTTTGGTGTTAAATGCTGAAGTCATTGGTTTCATTTTATCTTTCCAACCAAGAATTTCTTCTTGTTCAAGAACAGCATCAACTTCAAATGGCTGATATCCAAGTAAACCAAATAATTTTCCAACTGGCATATTAGCAGTACGCACCATTTCCGCTTGTCTCTTAACATCTTCGTCCTCTGTATATCTATTTCCATAAAAAGATACTCTAAATTGATATATCTTAGACTGCAAATACAATTGAAGGTTTATAAAATCTTCAAATTGTTTATATATATGTTCAACAAATCCAACATCATTTATTAAACCAAATTTTAAACTAGCAGCAGATTTTTCGCCAAGGTCCATAATTGTTCCATTTACGCCAATAGAACGCCAAAACATCTGTTCACCAAGACCAATTATATTGTTTTGACTTTGTGCATTTTGCATATTTAATTCTGTAATTTCAAAAGGTGTAGAAAAAGTAATTGCACCAGTAGGCATCGACTGTTGAATTGCTTGTGTTACTTTTGCAGCAACTTTAGCATCCATAATCGGTTCACCATCACTATTCTTTGGAATAGTTTGTGCAATAAGTTTCCAAGTATCCATTGTTGTTTTTTGCCTAAGTAACGCTTTATAGTCAAGTATAGCCAAAGCATCCTTGAATATTCCTTGAAATGGAGGAGTTATTTGTGCTCTAAGCGGATTAAATGTAAATACAAATCCATTTTCAACTGGCACAGGGAAAAATTGATAATTATGTAGTAAATTTTTTGGAATATTTTTGTTCTCTCTCATCTTTACAAATAGTTTATAATATTCATAAATTTCAGGGACAACATATTCAACACCAATAATTCTATCAAACCATACAAGATTTATAGCATATGTAAAACCCCATCGTGACCTTCCAGTGATATAGCAATAATCAGAAGGAATTTCAATAAGCAACATATCATCAATGTCTTCTATGTTATTTTTATTATTTCTTTTCCTAAGATATGTAAATATTCCACCTTCAGATAATGTTTTATCTAAAACATTAGTAAATTGATTTGGAGCATTAAATATCCTTAGAAAATTTAAACATCTTTCATAACCAGATTTCCATGTTGCTGTATCTCCAGATTTTGGCTTATTTATAGCCCTCATATCATATCTCATTGTAAGAAGTTTGCTAAAATGATCTTTTGCTCTTTTATATTGCATAATAGAATTGTCAAGATATTGAGATACATCTCGTAATTGTTTGTCATGTTTTTCTGGATATTTTAACCATTCAGATAAATCAGCTTGCGTTGGAACAAGAGGTGATATATTTACCATTTGCATATAATTTTGTCCCATAAATGGGCTATAATATGCTTGTGTTGTTTCCATCAAATCTTGTAGCTCTCTTGCATATGCATTACAATAATCATTCCAAGAAAAATTACTTTTAGGAGTGTTTTTTTCTATAACAATTCACCTCCTTTAAAATGGTTTAATATTATTATAATTAACTGATGGAAACCATACATAATCATTCCAATTTCCATCTTTTTCTTTTTTCTGTTTAAGATATTTATTTTCAAGTGTTGTTGCAAAATAATTCCCATAAGATATAGCAGTATATCTATCTTTCCTACTATTTCTATTTTCTATTTTTACATCTCCACCTGATAAACTATATTCTAAATTTACAGTTTCTATTACAAACGCTTCTATTTCTTTATAAGTATTTAAATATAAATCTTTAACATATTTATCTTCGGCGTTTGCCTCTGTTGCTTTTCTAAAATATTCATTTTTCTTCAAAAGATATGTTTCTGCTGTATTTATATCACATAAGAATTTTATATTATTTCTTCTTAACTTATCTTTTAAATCTTTTGCAATCTCAGAATTCTGTCTTAATGATGAAATCATATATGGAACAATTACTGGACTTGCATTATACGAAAGTGTATTGCTTTGTAAATCTTTGTATGATATATCTGCACAAGAAGGTTTTGTTAATAATTCATCATAAATAATTCCAAGTGCTGGATGCTCAACACCTCTCTCTTCATCAGTTGTGATTGATGAAAGCAAAGTATATATAGCTTGACCAAAGGATTGTAAGTCAATAATAAGATAATCAGATTGAAAATCAAAAAATATTTGTTTTATTCTTTTATTTTGTTCTATATATGAAGCACCGCAATGACTTTCCATATATACAACATCTCTTTGATATCCATTTTTAGTTGGGATCAATCTCATACACGCTATAATTGTATTATCAGCTTTCTTAGAAGAAGACCTCGCTAAGTCACAAGTTATTAGTCTAACTTCATCAGGCATTTTTTTTATTGTATCTTTATTAACTTTCTTCTCATCAAATTTTAGTGGATAAAAAGCTTTCTTTATAACTCTTAAATTTTTAAATAGATTTAATTGGAAGAATGAATTTGAATTTTCACCAAACATCACATTTTCATATTCCATCATAAATGATATTTCGTCATTAGTTTTCCTCTCGTCATTAATATTAGCCCTAGATTTTATTCCATGCTTTATTGCTATTAAATAATCTAAAGCAAGAAACATACAACTTAACCCTGAATAATGATCTAAAACAACTTTTTTAAACTCATCCCAAATCCATTCTGTTTTATATCCAGCAGAAGATATATAAATCTTTCTTGGTTCTTCATGTTTTGAATATATTCTATATTCTTTTTTCTTAAGATATGGAGGTTGTCTAAGTACTAAAAATGGAGAAAGAACTTTGTCTACAACTTCTTTTGGAATGATTCTAAATTCTTCAAATATTATTAGTGTAGCTCTCGCACCCCTCGACCTATCATCACTAACAACAACTTCAACTGTAGAACCATTAAAAAAATTAATTGTATACTCATTTCCGTTTGTTTGAATATGTGAGAATTCCCTATTTATATTAGGAAATTTTAATAATTCGTTTTTAATTTTATCTTTTACTATTCTTCCAGCTTGTGCCTTTGTTTTTGCAGCCATTACAATTTTTGAACCAGGATATAAAATGCATACAGCAATACAATAAACACCAATTAGCCAACTCTTAGCAGAAGCTCTAGAGGCAATTATCATTGATTTATTATTAACATGCATATTGTGTAACCAAAATTTCTGATATTCATATAATTCTATTCCCATATAATGTTCAACAAAAACTTCAATATTTCTTCTGTAAAATGTGATCCAATGTTTAAGTGCATGTTCTTTAATATTTGCTAGTGTATTATATCTTTGTGTATTTTTTCTTAATTTTGAAATTAAACCAGTATTTTTATATTTAATATCATCAATTTTATAACCTACTCTACTCATACAATTCCTCATCATCAACTTCAAAATCTCTATTTCCAGTTATTAAATTTTTACAAGCTCTTGTAACATAATCTTGATAATATTTTTGTTTGTTGTTATAATCTACATATAAATCTGGTTCTTCAAATAATTCAGCAGGCGAGTTGTTTTCTATATCTGCTATCCATTTACCAAATGCTTGAACCGCATCTGTCTCATTCATCTTCTTTGATGAAGCAGCATCGTATCCTGCTGTTTTAATTAATTTATCTAATGTCGTATAGTCTTTGTCTATATCTTTATCATTATTATTTCTTATTTTATTATGAATTCTAAGTAGAGTTAAACATATATGCTGAATATTAGTTCTTTCTGAAACTGTAGACGGAGCACAACTTTCCATCCATTCATAATGTTTATTTTCTAAGAAAATATATTCTTCGTCAGTAAATCCAGAGCCCCAGAATCTTTTTGTATCCTCAGATATCTCTTTAACAATAGATTCTTCTTCAAAATGCTCAGGAAGTATAATATAACCACTTCTAAAATCTTCTTTAAAATCGTGACTTGCATACAATCTATTTATGTATATTTCAACCATACTAATATGTTTTCTTTTTAAAGACATCTCATATGCTTCATCGAAAACATCAGTTATAAAAGCAAAATTGTTATCTCTTATAATATCGAATAAAGCTAATTTAGAACATGATTTTTCATTTTTTACTAATTCATTATACTCACTATAATATTTTTTATACAATGATGTACAACAATTTTTACAAAGTAGTGAATATTGTCTCTGAGAAAATATTCTACATTTACTTTTATAGAATAAACCCTCTTCACCAACTATTCCACACATCAGACAATTAATTGTTTTTGTTTCTTCTTTTCTAATAATATCACCACTTTTCTTAAAAAGAAAAAAGACTATGTATTTTTAACATAGTCTTTGAGAAGAATTTTTATATGATAATTTACTTATCACCATTAACAATTGTTTTTACATTTTGTGAAAATTTAAATTTTGGAACTTTCTTTGCACCAACAGTTAATTTTTCACCAGTTTTTGGATTTCTACATTCTCTCTCAGGTTGTTTATAAATCTTAAATAATCCAAATCCAGAAATTTTAATTTCATTTCCTAATATCATTTGTTCTGTTATTACATCTAATATAACATCTAATACTTCACCGCTATCTTTTTTTGTAACTCCAGTTCTTTCAGCAATTGACGAAATTAATTCTTTTTTATTCATCATTTTATCCTTTCTATAATTATTCTAAAATCTACTCTTATGAGCGAATTGCAGATGTGGGATTCGAACCCACGATAACAAGGTTATGAGCCTTGTCGGATGACCACTTCCTCAATCTGCGATATTATATATTATTCCAGCAGAACACATTACAGTCTCATTCTCTTCGCATGATTCACACTCTATTGTGATTGGAATTATTTCATTAATAACATTCCAACCTCTTACTTTTATTGTTGAGTTTGCTTGTATATACACATTAACATCTCTACAATCACACAAATTAAACACCTACTTTATCTTTATATTTATTTCCTCTGTGATACCATCACTTTTATTAACTATAAAGCATTTACATTTTTTATCTGATTGTACATAACCTTCTTTATTTGTCCATCTACTCCAACCTGCAAATGTTGGAAGTCTTATTATCTCAAGATATCCTTGTTTGTCGTATATCATTTGTTGATGAAGATGAGCTAGAAACCAAATAATATTTTCTGAATCACTCCAATATTTTTTGCCTTCTGTTGTAATTATTTTAAGAGCATCCCTAACTTTTAAATCATGTGTAAATCCCATTAATGTATTTCCGTATTGTATATATTTTCTCATCATTGGACTTTCATCAATAATAATACTATCTGTGTATCTAAAGAAAGCTTTTAATACTTTCATAATAGCATACATTGTATGAAGATCATGATTGCTTGGTACGTACACAACCTCAACAATATTAGATAAATCTTTTATTATATAGATTAAATTTATTAAGATATCAATAATTTTATCAACAATTACAAACCATGATGTGTCTGAATCTTGTGGTGTCCCTTTGGTTGTTGTATTTTGTATATTATCGCTATTTATAAAATCATTTCCAATAACAAAATATATTTTATCAAATTTTCTTCCTTTAACTCTATTTATCAATTCTGTAATTACATTATATATACTTTGCTCAGCTATATCTATATTATATTCATTTCCAGTACTCAACGTATCTGAATGTAATCCATAGTGAAAATCAGCAATTGGTATTATTAAACCTTCAGAACTATTTGATATATTATCTATTTTTATTTCTTTCTTTTTAAAATCATCAAGTTTATCAAATAAATTATCTATAAACTCTTTTGACCACTCTGTATTAAGTGGTTTCATATTTATTCTTTCTGTTTTAAGCGATATTATTTCTCCATTTTTATATATATCTCTTGTTGTTTCTATTTTTGAGATAGTTTTAAAATTAATAGAATCATTTTCTTTTTTACTTACAATTACATTTTTCTTTTTTTTCTGATGTTTCCTCCAACTTCTTGAGAGTGAACCACCATCTTTATAATGTGTATTCTTTGCAAGTTCTTCCCATGTTAAGTTAATATCTCCATTAACTTTTTTTAAACATAATTCTATAATTTCTTTTTTCATAATCTGATTCTCCTATAAAAAAAATATTAACTTACAAATAAAGCCAATGAGTGGAATTGAACCACCACACACTGATTAAGTCAGCTACTCTACTCTACCAATTGAGCTACATCGGCTTGAGAAGTAGGTATAATGATCGATTCGTAGAATTCAATATAATTAAACGAACTTTCTCTTATTAAAAATCATCTGCGTGTCTTGCAATCCAACTTCTATAATTATTTACCAATTCACATTTCACACTTCTATCTATATCTGTGAAGTGTCTTATATATAAATCAAATCCAGAATCTTCTTTCTTCTTTAAATCTATCTGTCCAGTATGACCTATTACTATTACTTTAACATTTTTACCTACTCTTGTCAATATTTTTTTTAGCTGTTCTATTGTTGCATTCTGAGATTCTTCAATTATTATTATACAATCGTCTAAGTTACATCCTCTTAAAAATGTATGTGTTGTCGGTTCAATCCAACCGCTGCTAGATTTTTTATTCTTTATATCTGTCGGAGTAATAACTTTATGTGGCTGTAATCCAAGTTTGACAACTGCATCTATTAGAGGTTGTGTAAAAACCGCTGTTTTTTCATCTAATGTTCCTGGTAGAAATCCAACAATATCAAAATTTGTTGGTATTGTTATATAATATAATTTATTAAATTTGTTATATTTATTAATTAAAATATCTGAACATGCAACACTCATCAAAGTTTTACCTGTACCAGCCTTAGCATTACACCAGATTATATCATACTCATCTGATAAAATACATTTTTTAAAATTCTCTTGATATTCATCAAGCTCTAAATCATAGAACATTTAACCACGCTCTCTTTTTTTATTCTATCAAACTTCTCATTATAAAAATATATTTTATCATTTTGTTCCATAATCAAAACATAACTCATTTTAGCTTGTTCAGTTTTTATATTTATTGTATAATTATCGTCTATTAAATAATATTCATGACCATTATATTTAAATTTATTCTCTTGATTTATAATAATCCATAATGATTTATATTTATCATTTATGTTAATATCATTTTCTATTATTGTATACCATTTTTTATCTTTATTATGATATTTTTTACCTTTTTTAGCTTTTCTAAATGTCCTTAATACTGTTTTTGTAGTTTTTTCTATTCCATTTATATTATGCATTGGCTTTTCATATTTTTTAACTCTTCTCCATCTCTTCTCATCAAGAATATCATCACCCTCAAATCCAGATATTAAAAAAGTTCCAAGAACATCTAAAACCTTTTCTGTATTACTTTTTTGATCTGATTGAGTTTTTATTATTGTTAATTGTAATATTCTATCAAGTTCATTCTCAAGAGTATCTCCATCGTCAGTTACAATTGTATTTAATAATTCGTTTAAAATTTCAACTTTATTTTTGAACTTTATAGTCTCAACATCGTCTAATATGTAGTTTAAACCTTTACACATTTTTATTGTGTAACCTAATCTTTTATAGTGCATTCTATCATATTTGTTAGCAATTATGTATTTCCTAATTCTATATTCATATTTTATACTTATATCAAATATTTTTATATTAATATAATCTCTAATTGTTAATGTATCGTTTTCTACAATTTTATTTTCTTTATAATTATAAGATATCATATCATACCTTTCTAAATTACAATTTTTTAAGAGTTTTTTTCTGTCTACAAAATCGACAAGAATTTTCTAACCCATCTAAAAGGTTTTCATTTGGCTTAAAAAAACTAAAATTATTTGGAAAATCTTTTCCACAATCTTTACATTTTTTATATTTTGTTTCATCATCTATTTTTACTAAACCATTTATATGAACCCATTCTTCATATCTATATAAATATTCTTTGTATATTCTTTTGTATACATTATTCATGATTACTTTTATATATCCAACATTTTGTTTGAAGTATATTTCAAGATCGTTATATGTGTATCCTAACATCAAAAAATTAATCATTCTTCTATGATTATCGTTTAACGATGCTGTTTTTATCAATTCCTCTAAAGTAATATAAGTACAAATAATTTCTTCTTCAAAATCATTAATTAACGAAGAATCGATAACACTTCCATTTCCTATCGATTTTCCAATATATGTTTTATCAAGCTTATGTCTATTTTCTATTAGCATTTTTATATTGTCTATTGAACCAACATTTATCGGAAACCATTCAGTATTTATTCTTCCCACATTTTATCATTCTCCCTTCTTTAAATAAATTATAACATAAAAGCATTATTTTGTCAATAATATTTATTTTAATAAAAGAAAAATGTACATATTAGTTAATTAAAACCAATACGTACATTTTAAAAGGAGTGAATTATGTTCTATATTCTATAAAATAAATTAAAGGAGTCTTTTTTCTCTTCTTTTTTCTTTCATTTCATTGTGTCCTGGAGTGTTAAAACTCCAAACTAACAAACCAGAAGATATAATTGAGATTATAATACCTAAAACATCTTTCATTATTTTTTCCTTTCAAACTTTCATTAATTACATAGTATCATACTTTTTCTTATTTGTCAATAGATTTTTAAACTTATTTGGTGAAATTTGAAAATTTTAAGTTAAAATATTTATTTGCTATTTCTGGATGTTTATTTGTGAATTCCTCAATGTATCTTTTACTGGCATACATTTTATCTTCTCTTCCAATTCCATCAGTTTTATATACGTATTCTAAAAGAGATTGTTTTTTAAAAAATGTTGGTTGATTACACCATCTAGCAAGTTGTATATAAACTCCTCGATATGGATTTGGAGCATTCAAATAATTATCATGTCTCATAATATAAGGAATACAGTTATATTGCATTAAAATATAAATCCTTTCCAATACATCAATTATATCATTAATCCAAAAATTTTCATCATATATATCATTATAATCAAATCCACAGAATATATATAATTTTGTATTTTTCTTATTTGTTTTTACAGAATTCCATAATTTTATTTTATTTACAATTATATCTTTATCTTTTATATTGTCGAATGCAAAAATATAATCTCCATGGTATTTACTTTTATTTAATAACTCAGCTTTCTCTTTCGTCAGACATCTTATGTCTAAACCTTGCCTAAAATTAAAAGGTTTTCCTATTTTTATCAATTCTTCCAACATACCACAACACTCTTTGTATGCTAAAAAATTATCGTCCCATAAATATATATTCTTCCTAGAAGAGTTAATAAATTGGTTTAATTTGCTATGTTGTATTACGGAATTTGAATTTTCATTAATACAAAATTTACATCCTCTAATACAACCTTTTGTAAGAAAGCCAATAGAATAATTTTTATACTCTTTAAAATGTTGTTTGTTTTTAAATTTATATTCATTTTTTACTATATAATCATCATATAAATTATAATCTGGCATATGATGTTCAATTTCTTTTGGCAATATTGGACCTTTATCCCAATATAAACCACTTCCACCGCATGTTACATTATTAGGGAGATTATTTGGTATTTTTGTTTTAGTAAATACTTTTGACAAAAATACTTTATCAAATTTTTTAATATCATCATAATCATCAATTAATTTAACATTATTCCCATTTGCTTTGTAATATCCGCTTATTTTCATTAAAGCTAAATTTGGGAATCTTGTTCCATTATCCAATAAATCCGAATCTATAATTCCGATATTCATAAAATCACCCCTTATATTTTATATTAGTATTTTATCACATATAATTATTAAATACAATATCAAATTCCAACTTCATAATTATCTCTAAATTCAACTTCATCTGAGTAAGCTTTAATTATAGTTTTAACATGTTGAACATCTAACTCATCATCTAACCCATCGCTTGGACAAAAATATTGGATAAATTCATATAGAAATATGTCATATCTTTCTATTGTATATTGTTGTATATCCATATAATTATCTAGATGGTCATTTCTGTAAACTTTTCTTGATGGATCATAATCTTCAATATTTTTTATTTTCTTTAATATTGATTTAAGACAATCAATTATTTGTAGTGCTTCAACAAACTTGTCTTTATTTAATGTTATATCTTCATTCTTAAAGAACTCTATATACAACGAAGATATATTTGATTTTTTAATCGGTATTGGAAATACAGTGTATTCAGAACTTCTACCAAGTATCCTTTCGAATAAAAGTTTCATTAATTGCATATCTTCAAAAATGTTTTTTGCTAATTTCCAATATTTTTCATTATGATAATTGTCGAGATATACTACAAAAATTCTTTTTAATTTTTCGTCTGATATTGATATGTATTTTTCCATAATAATTCCTTTCTAAATATATTGTTGACGATATTCAACTAACGCAAATGTCTTATTATAAGCACGTATTGCACATTCTAAACCACACTTTATATATATTAACCTTTCTTGATAATATTCACCATTATTAAATTCCATAAACATGCCATTACAATAAAATGCAAACCTAAACTTTTCCATAAAATCCCCCTTATGAATATGTAACCCTTTTAAATGTAATATTTATAAAATCTATACTATGTATACCTAATTTTAATCTCATCTTCTAAATTACAAGCAATACAATTATCACAAGAATTAAAATGGTCAATTTCACAAACAAATTCTACTATATGAAAAGTATCATTAAATTTATTTGTATTAAAATATAATTCACTCATATCTTCTATTCCAAAAGATTCACAATCTGCGAATATTTTAAATTTATTTATATTATCACCTGCTATAAATTATATAATATCTAAAATAATATTACAAATCTTTTTTTATACATCTCACGTCTTTATATTTCGAATTTAAGGCATACATTTTATCAAATATGATATCAATATCATTTTAAAATAAACACA